CAAAGGTGTCGCCCTCCTGTAAATAACCATATGCTCGGCTGTGCGTGGGCTTGCCAGCTTCGAAATCCCTGCGGATACGCCAGCGGCAGTTCTCCGAAACGCTCCTGCTCTCTTCCTGCGCATACGAGGCGAGGATGGAAAGCAGCAACTCCCCGTCCCCGCCGTTGGACCACAGGCCCTCCTTTTCAAAGAAAACGGCCACCCCCAGGGCGGTGAGCTCCCGCAGGGTGGCCAGCAGCGTGACGGTGTTCCGTGCCAGGCGTGAGATGGATTTCGTCAGCACGATGTCGACCTTCCCGGCCCGGCAGTCCTCCAGCAGGCGCTGGAACTCTGGGCGCTCGGCCTTGGTCCCGGTGTAGTCCTCGTCGCTGTACACTCCGCAGTAGTTCCATTCGGGGTTGCGTTGGATCAGCCCGCTGTAGTACGAGACCTGAGCCGACAGGGAGTGCAGCATGGCGTCTTTACCATCGGAGACGCGGGTGTAGGCGGCGGCGTTCTTCCTCCGTGGGGGTGGCGTGCAGGCTTCGATTCTCTTGATATACAAGGCTTTCAGCCTCCTTTCGTACTCCCATATTGCCATAGCCGTTCGCAACAGTCAAGTTATTGTTCGCTCATAAAACGTAGAATCCTTCCGATGGGTGGCTTCCAGATTTGGTGAAATCGTGCATTCAGCTTGGCGTGCTCTTCGGGGGTTATGAGTCCCCGCGCGGCCATTTCAACGGCCAGGGCAGCCGCGGCGCCGTAGTCACGCTCACGGGCAAATTGTTCATGTGTCATGTTGTTCTCCCTTCAAATGATAGCACTGCCTTGAGCAGTATTTCCGCTGGACGCTTTCGTAGGATTCGAAGGGCCTGCCGCAGCGCAGGCAGGTGAACTGGTGTACACGCCTGAAGCGCATGAGGTCCGGGTGAGCTTTCCACCAGGCGCGCCGGCAGCGGTCGGAGCAGAAGGACTTCTGCTTCGCCTTGGGCCGCTGAACCAACAAAGCGCCGCAGTGCTTGCAGATTTCTTTTGCGGCCCAGGCGCGCAAGGTGCTTTCATTGCGCAGGCAGTGGGATTTGACTGTGTTAGCCGAACCGCCGATGTGCGCGGCGATGTCGGCGTAGGTAAGGCCCCGGCGGCGCAGTTCGAGGATGGTTTGGGATTGGGTGCTTGTCATGGCTCATCGCCCCTTTCGGTAAACAGCGGGGATTCCTCCCCGCCGCCGTGGATTTTGTTTTTGCCGTGGGTTCACACTGGCACGAATAGTCGTTCAAAGGGAACATCAAAAAGAAGGGCGATCCGTTCTGCCGTATGTGTGTTGGCCCTGCCTCCGCCGCGAAGGCGTTTTACCGCGCCGTCAATCACATCGACACAGGTATTCAGCCCCGCCGCTTTTTCGCGGTCGATCCGGCTTCTGGTATAGCCGCTGAAGAAATCCGGATCGGCAAGCCGGAAGCTCTTGGGGATCTTCCACCCCTTGGCCGGGTTGCCTTTGGGCGCGGCCCGTTCGACACATATCTCAAAAATCTCGTCAAAAGGCCGGCTGTAAAACCGCGCGATCCGCTCGGCTGTGGCCCTATATACCCCGCCGGCCCCGTTGCGCAGCTTTTGTATGACGCCGGGGGATACGCCCGTATAGCGGGAAATGACGGCGCTTGTTTTCCCGTCAAAGAAGGAGGGGGAGGCCAGCCTGTATGTGCTCATAGCCCCGCGCTCTTCCCGCTCTATGTTGTTCAGCGCCACGTATTCCGTGGAGGACGTCCCGTTCCTCTTGAAAAAGCCCATGCCTCCCCGATAGGCCAATGACGGGATAAATACCGGGGCGATCTCCTGAATCCGGGGATTCTCCCTGAGCTTTTCAAGCCCCCTTTGTGCCCGCCCCGTGACCGTGCCGCGCTTATCCCCCAACGCTTCGGCTTTTTCCGCGTGGCTGATCCCCAGCCTGTAATAGTCAACGACGGCGCAGCGCAGCGGGGGCGGCAGCTTGCCGACCTCGCCCCACAGGACAGCCGCCGCTTCCCGTTGCTCCTCAGCCGTTTCCCGCCGCATATATTCCTCTTCCACGTCCATATCGCCGGGAATGATGTCCTGTATGTCGGGCGCGTCCTCCGCGTCCCACGCTTTCACGTTCAGGCTCGCCGCGCCGCAATGGGTCCGGAACGCTTTGACCTTGCCGTTCTCATCTGTGTACTGCCTGTAGTGGTAGAGCAGATAGGCCGATATTTTATGGTTGGCGTTGGATGCCAGCACCTGATGGAAGGTGTACCTGGCTCGTGTTTCCGGGTCCCTGTACTGCTCGACCGCGGTCGATAAGGCCAGGTACATTTCCTGCATCAAATCCTCGCGCTCGCATTCCCTGCCGTATTTGTGTATGGCGTTATGGAAAACGGGGCGCAGGGACATGTATAGGCGTTCCATGTTTTCCGTCACGTCCGCGCCGCGCAATATCTCGCCGACAAACTGTAATTCCATATCGCGCTTTGTCATTTTGATCTGCCCCTTCCGTAACAGGATGAAAAACAGCGAGGGGCCTGTCACGAATATGACAAACCCCTCGCCGCATTTTCTGATGTAATGAAAACAGTGTCAGAGCTGCCACGCCCGGTCGAGCCGCAGCAGCATATTGCAGGTGTCCCATACCTGCCGCCCGGCCGGCACGTTGTCCCCGAAGTAGCCCGCTGTGCTGCCGTCGCGGGACTCGTAAAAGTGACCGGCAAGCATCACGATAGCCTGCTCGGTGGTGGGTGGCAGCGGGTTCTTGTTGTAGTGCCCAGCCGGGCGGTGCTGAAATGACTCGGCATAGGAAACTGCCGCCCGGATAAAACCGAGCAGCAGTTCGTCATCTTCGCCGTGTTCGAGAATCAGGTTTGCCTTTACTCTTGAGAGCAGTAGCACGTGCAGTTCTGGCTTTTTCATGAGGCACCGCCTTTGCTATGCCTTCATCTGCAGCAGCTGAATCGCCTCGCGGAGGATGACCTTGCCGTCGACGCGGGCCGTGCCGATGAAGCCGGTCTGGTCGGTGGTGGCGAAGAGCTCGTCCAGGCGCTTGAATACGCGCCCGCCCCGGTCCGCGATCCAGTAGTGCGAGTAGTCGCCGAAGGCCATGGCAACCGCGCCGGCCGCCACGGTGGGCACGTAGGGCGAGGTGTGCAGGGGGTACCCCAGCAGGCGGTCAGGCTGCCCGGCCTGCACGCTGGGCTGCCACAGGTACATGCCGTTGCTGTCCTTGAGCTTGCGCAGCAGCGCGACGGTGGCGTCGTTGGTGACGAAGGCGGCGCCGCGGCGGTAGGGGGACTTCAGCGCGTAGATCAGCGTGATCACCTCGTCGAAGGTGACTGCGCCAGCGGCGGCTGTGGTGACGGCGAGTGTGCCCCCGCCCGTGGGATTGAGCAGGCCCGTGGGCTTGTTCACGCCGTCGCCCACCAGGAACGCCTGCTCCTCGGCGATGGCGCTGGCGCGGGCGAAGGTCTCGGCCACGTACTGTTCGATGTTGAACACGCTGTCGCCCAGCAGCTCATTGCTGACCTTGATGGCCACGGCCATCTTGTAGGCCCCCAGGCTCGCCTGGCCGAAGCTGGCATCGCTGAAGGCGATGGGCTTGCCCTCCTCCGTCCACGTGGCGGCGGGGTAGCTGGCCGCCAGGGGGATTTTGCGCTCGCTGCCGGTGGCGATCACCCTGGCCAGACCGCGCATGACGTTGAACTCGTCGAGCTCGCGAATGATCTGCTTTTCGAATTCCTCCGGCGCCAGATAGCCGCCCTCCGTATCCACCCCGACGCTCAGGTCGTTGTGGATGTAGGGCTTCTGGCGCAGGGCGGCCCAAAAGGCCGTGCTGTAGGCGGTACCTGCGGTACGGCTCGTCGCCTTCGGCGCTTCCCCCAAAGAGGGCGTGTTGGTGATCGGATCGCTGGTGGCCCTGCCCAATTCGAGGTCGTGGGCGCTCTGGCGCTCCAGGCGCTCGATCTCCTTGCCCAGCGCCACCATGTCGGCCTCCATGCGGTCATAGGTCGCCGCGTCCTCGGCGCTGACGAGGCCGTCGGCCCCGCGCTTACTGTCGAGGAAGTCCTTGGCCGTCTGCCACAGCCGGGCGCGCTTTTCGCGCAGTTCCAGTACCTTTGTCATGAAAATTTGTCCTCCTTAATGTAAAATGAGTTGTAATCTTGCGGTCAGGTTGTCGGCGGGCACGCCGGGGGTCTTGGGCCGGACCTTATCCAGCAGGGAGTTGGTCACCGCCGCGCGGGAAAAGATGATGCCGTCCGAGACAGGCATTGGGAGCTTTTTCGCGTCCTCGATCAGACCGTCCGCGAAGCCGAGCTTGATCGCGTCCTCGGCGTAGAGCCAGCTTTCGGCGGCCATGAGCTTCGACAACTTGGCGCGGGAAAGCCCCGTCTTGATCTCATAGGCCGTTATGATCGCGTCCTTGACGGCGGCGAGCATTTCGATGGCCTTTTGCATTTCCCCCGCGTCCCCGATGGCGATGGTGGACGGGTCGTGCAGCATGAGCATCGCGGTGGGCGCCATAAGGACCTTCGTGCCGGCCATGGCGATGACCGACGCGGCGCTGGCGGCGATGCCCTCGATCTTCACCGTGACGCTGCCGGGGTATTCCATCAGCATGGTGTAGATCTGGCTGGCCGCGAACACATCGCCGCCCGGCGAATGGATATACAGCGTGACATCGCCCTCGCCGGCGAACAGTTCATCGCGAAAGGCTTTGGGGGTGACATCGTCCTCCAGCCAGGGTTCCTCCGCGATAGCCCCCAGCAAGTACAGAGTGCGGGAGCCGCTGTCGGCATCCCGCACCCAATTCCAGAACTTTTTCAATTGGATTTTCTCCTCTCCTTGAAATATTTCTCGGCCGCCTCCGGGGTCAGGTGATAGCGCAGATCATCGCCGTTGCCCCGGCATTCGACCTTCGGGCAGGCCACGGCGTAGCCAATGGGGAATCGCTGGGTGGTCAGTTCCGCGCCGCACTTTTTGCAACATTCACTCTGTTTTAGGCTCACTGCCTTTCCCTCCAGTCCACTGAATTCCGGCCAGCTCAATGGGGATCATGTTGCCGTTGAAGTAAAAGCGCGAACCAGCGCCGCCAGAAATGGCATCCAAATCCTCCAGCGCGCGCACATCGTTGGGGCAGTAAAAGCCGTTTTGAATGCCGACAGCATAGCTTTCTATGCGGCTCTTGAAATCCCCGCGCAGCAGGCCGTCGAGGTTGAAGCGGATAAACAACTCCTGCCGCTCCTGCGGCAGCAGCAGCGATTGCATGAGGGCCTGCTCCCAGCGGCAAACCCAGGGGTTCAGGGTGTACTTCACGAAATCCAGCGACAACTGCTCCACATTGGAGAATGTGGCGCGTTCCAAGTCGCCGATCATGGATAGCGGCACCCGGAAGATACGCGCGATCTCTTCCGTCTGAAATTTCCGGGTCTGCAAAAATTGCGCGGCTTCAGGCGGGATGCCGATGGCATGGAACTTCATGCCGTCCTCCAGCAGGGCGATCTTGTGGGAATTGCCGCTGCCCTGATAGCCCGCGTTCCAGCTGTCCTTTACCCGTTGCACGTCCTTGATCACACCGGGGTGCTCAAGCACGCCGCCTGGGTTGGCCCCGTTGGCGAAGAAGGAGGCCCCGTACTCTTCGCAGGCCAAAGCCATGCCGACCGCGTTCTTGGCCATGGCGATGGGCGAATAGCCGATCAGCCCATCGAAGCCCAGGCCGGGGATGTGCAGGACATCCTCCTTCGCGAAGGGGATCGGCAGGCCCGCGTCCTTGGTGTAGGTGTAGACGATGCGGCCGGTCCTCATGTCGCGGTCGACGCGCATGCGGTTGGGCAGCAGCGGGTACAGTGCCAGTACCCGGCCATGCCCGTCGCGGATGATCTGCGAGTAAGCATTGCCGTGCAAAAGCAAATGCGCCATCATGGTTTCCCGCCACACGAACGAAGTCATCTCCGGGTTGGGGGCGTCGTGCAGCAGCCGGAACAGCGGGTGTGCGATGTAACGCTCTTTGCCGCCGTCCGGCCTCGGGGTCCCCGGCGAATCCGCAGATTCGTTGGGCTGGGTATAGCGGTACACGTGCAGGGGCAGGCCCGCGATGGCCTCGCCCAAGATGCGAACGCAGGCGTAGACGGCGGTGACGGTCATGGCCGTCTGCTCGTTGACGGCCTTGCCGCTGGCCGTGCCGCCCCAGGGGAAACTAACCCCGCCGCCCAGTTGGTTCCTGGGTTTGTCGCGGGCGCGGAAGAGGAACGGAAATTTTGCCATTAAAACCATCTCCTACTATTGATTTTTCGCGTGACGCGGTGTATACTAAGGGTGTAGCGAGGATTCGGGTTGCCTGCATCAAAAAAATGCTTGACAAATTCGGATTTCTCCGCTATAATGAAGGTGTAGCAGGTTTTCCTGCACACCTGAGCTGCTTCGCAAGCGTCCACCCGGCTGGGAAATTCCCGCCACCTGGGAGCTGCGATCCGGGTTCAACCACGGCGGGGAGTTACCCCGCCTTTTTTAATTAGGGGAGCGGCGATATGAGAACCTTAAGCGTGTTTGTCGATGAAAGCGGGGACTTCGGGCCATACGACTATCGAAGCCCCTATTATCTTGTTTCGCTGGTGTTTCACGACCAGTCCAGTGATATATCGCCGAATGTGCAGCGTTTGGAAGATGCCGCGCAGCTTGCCGGGTTTCCGGATTGCATCATGCATGCCGGGCCGTTGATTCGCCGAGAGAAAGAGTTCTGCCCGCTTGAAATGCTGGAGCGCAAGCGCATCTTCAATTACCTGTACAATTTCACACGCACGGCGGATATTACATATCACACGTTCGCGGTGGAAAAGCGCCAGCTGGAGCATGAGTTTGACCTCATGGTGCGGCTGTCCAGAAGTCTTTCCGCGTTTCTGCGGGCTCACCAGGACTTGTTCTTGGGCTATGACCGCGTCATCGTGTATTACGATCACGGTCAAAACGAACTCAATAACATACTTGTCAGCATTTTTAGCGCCGCGCTGAACGATGTCGAATTCCGCAAGGTGATCCCCGCTGACTACAAGCTGTTCCAAGCGGCGGACATGCTTTGCACACTGGAGCTTCTGGCGCTCAAAGCAGAAAACAAAGCCATGAGCAAATCCGAGGCATCCTTTTTCGGATCATATCGGGACTTATATAAGAACTACCTCCGCGCCATACGCAAAAAGCGCTTCTAAAGCCACAGGATGCCTCTATCTTCCCTGTCGTATACACTCTCTATCACAGATGCGTCCCGCAGCGTGGCGCGCGCCAGCCCCATGATCATCGCCACCGCCCCGTCGATTTTCTCCGTGCTTTTGCGCTTGTTGGGCTTGATGTTGCCTGCCGGGTCCTCGTCAACGATCACGTTGCTGAGGTTCCAGTCGAGGACCGGGTGCTGGCCGTGGCGCATCTTGCCCTCCATCACAAACTGATAGAAGTCCTTCGACGGCGGTGACATCGAAATAAAGCCCTGCCCAAACGGGAAAACGGAGAACGCGTGCTCGGCGCCAAGCTCCTCCAGGTCACGCCGGATTTTCTCGGCGCCATAGCGGTCATAGGCGATCTCGCGGATGCGGAACCGCCCGGCCAGCTTCGCGATGAAGGCCACAATAAAATCGTAGTCCACCACGTTGCCTTCTGTCGTATTGAACAGGCCCGCCTTTTCCCAAACGGCGTAGGGCACGTGGTCACGGCGGGACCGCAGATCAATAACATCCTTCGGGAGCCAGAAATATGGCAGCACGGTATATTTGTTGTCGCCGCCGATGGGTGGGAACACCAGCACCAGCGAAGTCAGGTCGGTGGTCGAGGACAAATCAAGCCCGGCATAACAGTCTAGGCCCTCCAATTCCTCTTCCAGCAAGCCGTGCAGTTCTTGCGCCGAAAGCGGGGAGCTCGCCGTATGGCGACACGACCGAAGGGAGCCTCGCAGGTGGTCGCCGCATTTATCCCAGCGATCCATGGGCAGCCAGCGCACATCGGCGTTGCACCACTCGTTGAGCCGGAATTGCCGGAAGTGCATCTCCTCGGCGGGGTTCTGCCGGGCCTGCTCGTAGGCCGCCTGCACGACCTCGAATGGGATGGTCACGCCGATGGAGGGGTTCACCCGCCGCCAGACGGCCTCGTCGTTCCAGTCGTCGCCCTCCTCGATGCCGAACACGGCGGGGTAGAACGCCGGGTCCACCTTGCTGCCGTCCAGCACGGCCTTGGCCTTGCAGTGGATTTCGTAGCAGATGGAGGTCTTATCCCGGCCGGCGGTTGTAATGAGGAAGTACAGGGGCTGCCGCCGCGCGTCGCCGGTAAACTTGGTCATGGTGTCGAAGAGATCGCGGTTCTGCTGGGCGAAAAGTTCATCGAAGATGAGGCCTGACACGTTGAAGCCCTGCTTGGATTTCGTCTCGGAGGACAGCACCCGGTAGAAGCTGTTGGTATGGGGAAAAGTGATGCGCTTGGTAGAGGGTATCAGCTTGGAAATATTCGCGAGGTCGCCGCACTGCTCCACCATGGATCGCGCGGTATTGAACACGATGCTGGCCTGGTTGATGTCGGCGGCGCAGGAGTAGACCTCGGCCCCGGCCTCGCCGTCCGCGAACAGGAGGTACAGCGCAATCGCCGCGGCGAGCTCGGACTTGCCGTTCTTCTTGCCGATCTCCACGTAAGCCGTGCGGAACTGCCGGTAGCCCTCCGCGTCCACGATGCCGAACAAATCGCGGATAATTCTTTCCTGCCAGGGCAGCAGGCAGAAGGGTTTGCCGTACCACTCGCCGGTGGTATGCTTGAGCATGTTGATGAAGTTGACGGCGAAATCGCCGCGGCGGGGGTCGTAGTGCGAAGTGGGGAGCATGAGGGGAGTTGGCGTGTAGACAAAGTCTGAAATGACAATCACCTCCGGGCAAAATAAAAGAAGCCCTACTCGGCTTCTGTTGGTATTCGGCTGTACGAGCAACACTCCCCGGCGTGGAGAATTGCGGGGGCTGAGTTGCTCTTACGCGATTCTGTTCAGGTAGATGTTCTCAACGCCTACCCCGGTTTCGTTGTTGACAAAGGCTTCTGCGGCCTCCAAATCCGGCGCGCTGCACTCGCCGAGGTTCTGCAAGCCTTTTTCCGGCTCCTTCGGGTCGTGAATCCGTACTTCAAAGGTCATGGTTGCATTCCTTTCCGTGTTAGTCCTGCTCCCGCAGGCTGAGGAACCCGGCGATCTCGCCCAGCAGTTCGTTGATGTGGTTAGCGCTGCCGACGTTGCCCCAATTGACATCCTCGGGCAAGGTGCCCAGGTGGTCGTCGGCGTGGGCGGTCAAGGCGGCGAGGGTCTCGCGCATCTCGGCGAGGGCGGCGATGTAGGCGCTGAGGGCTGTTTCGTTGGTGTGGCGGTTGATCATGGTCGTGGCCTCTTTTCTAAAAATTCGATTCGATGATGTCGAGTTCCTGCTGTCGGCGGCTGATTTCCTGTGCCAGGCACTGCGCCCGGAAACCGTTCTTCGTCTTGCGAAGTTCCTTTTTCAGCCCCGCGATCTCGTCTCGCCTGGCCGTGATGATCTCGCGTTAGTCCCCGTTCAATGCCGCCGCCAGATCCCTGTCGAATTTCGTTGTTGTCATCTCTGCGTCCGCCTTTCTTCGGGGTGTTCCCCCTTCGTTGTGTTGTATCGCATAATGTAATATCCAGCCACTATTCAAAACCATTGTAATTGAAAAACCAGCCACTGCCAAAGGCAGGGGCCTGTTGAAACCTCTTGTTTC